GCTGCACCGATAGCGGTTCCATCATTTCCGCCAACGACGTACAAGGTGTCATTCACCACGAGAAAAGCGTCACTAAGTCCACTCGGTCCATATGCGTCGGGATACAGGTCAGAGACATGAGTAGCGATATCATTGGTATGGTCGATGTTCATCGAACCAGAAGCGACCAGGGATTGAGAATCAGCACGAACGAAGACGGTACCAGGATTCAAATCAGTCACTTGGATAGATAATGCACCATTGGCAGCGGTCATGTTTCCTACATCTCCACCGTAATGGGTCCCATTCTGGTAGATGATATCGACCTGGTCGATCGCCACGGCGAGTGACGAAGGCACCGAGACATAACTCGAGAGGTCAACGGTTCCTTGGACTCGTGATCCAGAACCAGCAGCAGCCGCCAGTTGTATTGTTTCAGTCAGATAAAATGAGCCAGTCTTTGCGGTTGCCATAAAACGCCACACTGGGCTAGTGTAATAAATACACCGGTATCTTCTGCCCGCCGCAGGCGTCACTCGTCTAATCACACTCCCCCAAATGCCACGGGTGGGTATATCCCGGTGCTGCTTCGCACGGCACCTTGCCACCGTATTCATACTCACAGGGGGCTGTCGACTCTATGAAACTGCCTGTAGATGCTCACGCCAATCATATGATATTATAGGTGACTACCATGTCGGAGGGGTGAGAAACATGGGAAAGAAAGCAGCAAGTTGGACAATTGATGAGCATATCCTGACGTGGATCAGTCAGAAACTAGGTTCTAAGAGTGAATATGTGAACAGAGTACTACAGCAGCGCATGGATGCTGAGCAGAAGATGAATGTGAATAGGCCGAGGGTATGTGGAGAATGTATGTCGACCAGGTTCATTGGATCTAAGTGCGCACATTGTGGGGTGGAAGTATGAAAACTACAGAGTTGTATTCCATTACCATCGGTGCGCAGTGTGATTGTGGAGATAGAACCACTCCTCCTCATGTATTAGGGGACCCAATAGAGATTGACCCTGAGTGGAATGAAGGCGCACAAGTCTATGCCTGGCACTGCCCCGAATGTGATAGGTCATTTGCGATAGAGTTCGTCAAGATAGATGCCATCATACAGATCGTAGAGGATGTGGACGAATGAACATCTTTGAAGTGGATGATCCATTAGGAGAACAATTGTACAAGGTGCATGAACTATTGTATCTGGTCATCGAAGCGATGGAGATGATCGCAGAGGATGATTGGTCCGATCACATGGACTCACTTCATCGAAAGATGAAACAGGTTCATCACTCTTGGGAGTTTGTTGAACTGTTGGGGGAAGAAGAATGAAAGGTCGCTGTAGTTGCTGCTGGCGTCAACGTGATGTTCAACCGATGATCATCAAGCGCAAGTATCACACGCGTGTAATCACTAGTGGTCAGATATGTAGATCATGCTGGGATGGAAACGGCAATTCATATCCAACGGTCTACTTTCCTTAGTAGAACAACCAATCGAAGAATGCCATTGGACCCCACGTCACGGGATTCAATCTCAACATACCTTGGACCATCAAGAGATCACCAGCCATGAAAGCCAATGCCCTGTCTTTGAAATCTAGATCTGACCAGGGATTGAGTGCAGCATTGACCATTGCTGCGCCGGCACCATAGTCACTGATTCCACGCATGCCACTTGTGACTATTCCTGTACCGGGTAGAGTATGTTGAGCGGTCCATGAGTATTGTTGATCATGATACATCGCTATCTTGTCCAGGTCATTGACTGGTTTCACTCCAGCCTTCATCTTCTTCTGGTAAGGTGTGCCTACACCTAGATATTCATACTCTCCAAAGAATCCCCAATCATGTTTCGGTAAAGATACCGTAGGAGTGGCAGTACCATATTGGAACCGTGGTTGAACCAGGAGTCTTCTTTCGACTTCTACTTCATTGCTGCGCTTGCTCATAGGACCGCCTCAATCTATTCAAGTAGACGTATTCTGGTTCTTCAGTAGCGATGCCTTGAGCAACATATCTAATGGCAGGAAAGTCAATTGCATCTACTGCGAGTGGAAATTGCAAATAGGGAATACAGATGCGTGTAACATAGAGCGTACCAGATGCAGTCGGTTCACCACTTCCAAAGCCCCAACCGTCTGATGGAATCATCACAAGACCGGCAGTAGTTGTTTGAGTGAAGACGTTCGCTTGTCCTAGTTTGATGGTCATGTAATCGCTTGGATTGTCCAAGAAGCCTGCATGGATCATAGTGGGGGATAACTGCAAAGGAACATCCGTGATGATGACATAGTCCCGTGCTTCAAGGGTATCTAGTGGGTTAGGTGCAGGTAGAATTGCATGAATAGGAACGTAAGGACCGTCACGTTGAGTGAATTGGTTGGAGAAGAATGCAGTCATACCTTCGCGTGTCCAACCTGCCAGGTCAATTTCTGATTGATATACAAAGCCATCAGGCCCACTCAATACAATTGGAGTATAGTTCGAAGTTCCAGATATCTCCCATTTTGAAGCAGCATTTCCAACAACATTGAGTTCGGGAATGTAATCCACTATATTGAACGGTTTATCTGCTGGCATCATCATCACATCTTCTTTGCTTTGGCGTGTGCAGCCTTCTGCGCTCGCTTGAATCCATCTTTCTTCCAGGAACCGGACTTCGTTTTGTACTTCCCCTGAATAGACTTGAATGCCCTAGAGTATTTGGCGTTGTAAGCATTAGGTTTTCGAGCTGTTTTTTCCTTGGGTTCATAGGCTCTACGTGCAGTCTTGCGCACTTCGCCTTTGGTAGTACTGTGAGTGTGTAGGGCTTCGCCGCATCTCGGACAGTAGCGAGGCATAGTATCACTCTGCGGTACTCTGGATCGCAATTGCCATCCAATCTTTTGAACTCAACTTGACTATTCTGGCACGAATCCTTACAGTTATCGAGACAGCGGCTGCACCGATAGCGGTTCCATCATTTCCGCCAACGACGTACAAGGTGTCATTCACCACGAGAAAAGCGTCACTAAGTCCACTCGGTCCATATGCGTCGGGATACAGGTCAGAGACATGAGTAGCGA